CTAAGCCCTTACTCTTATCAAGCATCAATCCAACAGGTTGACCAGCAGCAGTTACAGCATTAATGCCATTGTAATCCTGATACAGAGTGCTCAGATCATTCACATCATACCAAGTGCCATACTGACCAGTGTAGAAGATAGAGGACACAATCACATCATCGCTAACAGGCTTAGTGTTTACTGTCCAACCTCTTGATTCGAGTCTGTGCTTCGCGTATGTGCCTCCGACTCCTGGGGTTTGCATGTTTGTGGAGTTTAGGGTGATGATACCGCTAACTGTATTAGCATTGTTGATACTTAAGAGAACATTGTCGATGCTTTGGGTGTTTAGTTTGGTATTTTCGAAAGTTCTATCAAAGTCTGTAGTTCCTGAAGTATTATCGAAGCAACCAGAAGGAAAACTCTCTAAGCTGGTGCATTGACCCCAAGTAACGGCCATGTTAGTCGCAGACCTGAAGTCTAGTTGAGGGAAACTAGATAAGTTGCTACAGGTAGCCCAAGTCAGCGCAAAGTTAGTTCCTTTACTTGTATCAATCTGCGGAAAACTAGAAAGACTAACGCAGCCTCTCCAGGCTTCTGCGAAATGCGTTACATTAGCAGTATTAATTGAGGGGAAACTAGAAAGACTACCACAGCTTTGCCAAGTTTGACCTAAGTAAGTTACTAAACCGGTATCAATTAAAGGAAAACTTGAAAGACTATTGCAATAAAGCCAAGTTGCATTAAAGCTAGTAGCTTGACTTGTATCTATTTGAGGAAAATCTAAAAGATTTCTACAGTAAGCCCAAGTTCCTCCAAAAGAGTATGCTTGGCTTGTATCAATTAGGGGAAAACTAGTGAGAGCATTACATTCTCTCCAAGTCGCAGGAAGGCTAGTTGCTTGACCTGTATCAATCAGAGGAAAGCTAGAAAGGTTGGAGCAGAAACCCCAAGTGCTATCAAAATTAGTCACTTGGCTTGTGTCAATTAATGGGAAAGAAACAAGGTTTTGGCAGTTATACCAGGAAGTCCCCAAGCTAGTTGCTTGGCTAGTATCAATCAGAGGAAACTCAGTGATCCAGGTTGCTTGTCTCCAGTAACCATAAAAATTAGTAACATCACCATAAGCACTTGCTCCAATTGCACTTGCACCACCTTCTCTGAAGTATTCGAATGCAGTGTCAATCTCAGACTGATCTAGTGCTACGTTTCTTACCAACATGCCTAGAAGGTCATCATTGAATGAGTAGTTTACTGATAAACTGTTTGTTCCGATTGAGAAAGTTCCTGATGGTAGAAGAACACCGTAAGCTGCTGTTCCTCTTACATCTGATATAACTGCTGTTCCACTTACCTGACCTGGGACTTCTACGAGGAGTCTATCATCTACCTTGTCAAAGTCTAGGTAGTAGTATCCATCTGCTTCTGCTAATACAGGTCTTGCTGTGCTTGTTGGTTGTTTTGCGTGGAAGCCTGCTACTTCTCTGAGTGAGATATTGTCGAATGTGTTTGGGTAAGGATCTTCTGTTGTGTATTCTGGGAGTCCTGTTACTCCTGATTTAGAGGCTAGGTAAGATTCTACTAAATCTACTTCTGCTCCGTTTAACTCTCGATCAACAAAAATTACTCCATACCATTCAGATGGATGAGGTGATGCGATATAAAGAGGATTTTGCGCGATAAGCAAGTTATTAGCAGAATTGGTTCCTGTATTAGTTCCTCCTATTGGTGACTCAACAATCCCATCCTTTCGGAGATAGGAATTTGCCGCATCAAATTTTTGAGTCCAGACATTAATGGAAGAACCGTCAGGCTCTGTGTAGGTAAGTCCTGCACCTGCGAACATTGACATATCACTTGTATTTTTAACACTATAAGTTTGAATATTACTAGTAGTTGACCAGTGAATTGCCGCTACAGTCGTAGAATCTGCCCATAAAGCTCCGCAAGCAAAAGTAAAAGGTTGCGCTATTGGGGTTGCAAAATCAGAAGTCTGCATACAGTCATCCACCCCATCAAAGTCCAGGTAGTAAAGACCATTAGACTCTTGCAGAACAGGTCTTGCGGTGCTTGTTGTTTGGGTGGCGTGGTTTCCAGGGAGTTCTTTGAGGGAGACGTTGTCGATGGTGCCGCTAAATGATCGCGCCTGGAAATACAATCTTGTATTTCCCACCGCCTTCATTCTTGCGGTTTTTCGCCCGTTGCCGTCTATTGTCTGCGTGGATGCCCCGTTCCCGGCAAAAACGACTACAGTTCCGCTCACTGTAGTTTGATCCCAAGATATTTCGTAGGTTTTCCCGGCGACCAAGCAGATTTGATCGAGGTTTGAAAATCCTGTTGTTACACATGATGCAACGCCGCCGGAAATCGTCCAGCCCGGCCCTTTGTTCCAGGCGGTATCGGTGTCAAACGTCCCGTTTGTGACCTGCTCACTTCCCAACTGCAAGCCCTTAGACTTGTCGAGTATCAACCCAACAGGCTGTCCCGCACCTGTGACTGGAATTGTTCCATTTGAATCCTCGAACAAGGTATCAAAATCAGAAGGATCATACCAAGCACCTTCCTCACCACTTGCGAATAGTGATGATATGGGGGCAGAGGGCATTGGTGATGGGTTGTGTAGAGAAATGTATAGAGAAGAAGTTTCAGGAATGAAGTGACGTTCGAGAGCTATTTCTTGAGAAGCGAAGAACTGGTCTCTAAAACGTTTCCAATAACCGCCATACACTCCTAGCATTTCCCCGCCAGCAAGAGTTAATCCTGAAGCGTTGAAGTGAACTTTTCCTAAGTCTCCAAAGTAATCATACTCATCGACATTGAATAGGGTTACATCATAATCAGGATCTTCCGTAAGCTCTTGCTGCTGTTCACGAACTATGTTAACATATTGGTAGTTTGCGTTCGTATTTAGTAGGTAATGAGTGTTTGCAATATAGAATGGGAAGTCTTCTGCTTGATTGGCAAACTGCCCATACATTATGTTTTTTAGGTCTGCTTGGAGATTATCATAAAAGAGCCTAAAGTAATCACCCCAGCTATTTGCGATATCCATTGGGTTAGGATAATTAACTTGGGGACCATAGTAACTTCCTGATTCAGACTCTCCCTGCATCATAAAGATGCCTCTAATTTCTATCTCTTCGTCTGGGTTAGCCTGTCTTAGGCTTTGGATAGCTGCTGATACGTCATTTACTAATGTGTAGTATAAACCGAACCCTTGATTATAAGCAAAGGCTCCTCCCATATCTGTCCATGAGAGTTGATTAAAAGGAGCATCAAGACCACTCACCATGAAAGTCCCAGTGTGAGTGTTTTTAATTAAGTGAAGAACTTCTGGTGGGCGGCTAGGGCCAGCATCCAATTCTGAGGCATACTTCATAAATGGAAGAAGCATGTCATAATGAGGTTCACGACCAGACCACCTGTGAGCACTGCTAAAGAAGGTTGAATATCTAGTCGCGTTGTATAATTGATTTGCGTCATTAATTACCCAGCTACCTGAACTTGCAGTAAGGCTATCTGGCTGCCAAATTTTGCACAACTGCTGAGGAACTTTAAATTCTGCTGGGACTTCGGTTCCTGATAGAGGGACTAGGTAGCCATCAATATTACTTTGACCAACAGCAATGAAAACTTTTCTAGTTCTTCTAGGTAGAACAATATTTTGTCGTTCATCTGAGGATGAGGCGCTACCAAAAGTTAATGTCTTGCCTCCGGTTGGTGCGAATATATTTGCTGTAAGCCTATAGACCTTATCAGGGTTGACAGTAACCTGTTGGGTTAGTTCTCCAGAAGATAGCTGTAAGGTGCCTCGGTAAAACTCATACGTGGAATTACCATTTACATCTACCCAACCATCTGAGCTAGCATCAAAATTTCCATTTAGGACTACCTGATCACCTAAGGTTTGAGATTGTGATTTATCTAAAACTAGACCGACAGGTTGACCAACCTCCGTAACCGGAGTTCCTGAAAAATCCTGATACAAATCGCTTAGATCGCTGAATCTCATACTTTTACCCTAAACCTATTTAGCCTATCCAGAAACCAAATTCAATATTTTCTAGCGCAGATTCACCTTCCACAGGAACAGCTTCTATTGCTTCAGCGACTTCCTCGGAAGGAGTGTAAGAACCTTCAAGCAAGTCTTGAGCATCAAGATCCTTAATTTCTAAGAATATCAGTTGACCATTAGGATTATAATCACCTTCTCCGCCTCCTCCTGGTCCACCTTGAGCATTAAAACCTTGATAGTTAGTTAAGTCTCTATAACTGTCTCTACCCCCTCCGACAAGTCCGTGAATAGACGATGATTTATTATAATCTCTACTCAAGAACCCATCAAGCCTAGCTTTCCCAGCAAATCTTGCGAATGTCTTTATTATAGTTCTTATATCAGGTTCAGGTAGATCCATTCGTATGGGATCACAATATTTATTAAACAGAGGTCCTATTAAATCTCCTGCTAATTCTAGTCTGGTATAATCCCAAAGGGTTTCGTCTCGGAGAGATATTTCATCCAACAGAATGAATTGATTTAAGTTTTCCCTCTTAGGTATCATGAAAACTTCAATTAAATAATGCTGATTTGGATTATGTAAAGCACTTGTTTGATTAGAGCCACAACCGATAAAGGTGTCAAACTCAAAAGAAATTTCTGAAAAATATTTCTCTTCAAACAAGGCAACCGAGTCATTAAAGTTGCTTAACTCTGACTCTGGGTCGTTGTTGGTTCTGAGGCATCTAAATACCTTCGCACCTAAGTCATCAGCTTGAGTGTAGCCTTGAGTATCAAAAGAACTTCTATGTGCCAAGTCTCTTAGAATCTTATCGACCGTAATATTATTCTTATTTAGCTTTACCCAATTACCGCTAACGTCATAGTGATAGCTGTCATTGCCTTCTAGCTCTGTGTGAATCCATACCCCTACTTCTGCATTCGTTAATGCTGTTCCATCATTTAAAGAAGCTAAACCCTTGAGACTAACTTTAAATTTGTGGTTTGGACTAAGGAATGAATCTTGTCTGAAGGTCCCTAGTTGATCTGAGAAGTCGCTGCCGTTTACATGGAATCTTAGTCTAGGAAGTCCATTAATACTTCTTAGCTTTACAAAAACATTCTCACGGATATAGGAATCTTCATCAAAGTTAACTAAATCGTATATTATGAATTCATTCTCAGGAGATGATCCCGAAGTATGAATCATATCCAGACCATCTATCAACGTAGAGTTAATTACTTCATATGTGCCTGTGTAATTGTCTCTACTCGTTCTCGCTACTAAAGCATTTGAGGCACCGGCAGCATAACTCCCGTTCTCCAGGGAGGGTCCAAACGTAGCTGATCTTGTATTTAGCTTGATTACGTTTGAGCTATTTCTTGTATAGACTGCTTCACCGTTAAGGCCTCTATCTTGGAAATCGCTATTCTTCAGGATACTGCCGAAGCAGTGGCTTAGGATATCTGTAGGATTTTGTGAGTAAACTTGAGTCGTTAATGGGTGAAAGTTAAACGTGCTAACATACTCTTGATATAGTTGGTGAATTTTTCTACCAAAAGAATAGTTATAATACCCTTCAATAGAGTTTAGGACAGTGTCAGAACAGGATAATTTTTTATTAGCTTCTGATCCTGATACGTTGAACCAATAAGCCTTTTGAGCATAATCTGATCTATTAAGCAATGTAGTTGCTAGTCTATAGGCTTGAGCTTCTAATTTCTTCTGCTCAATTTTATAGATGACATACATGAATGGGTCTAGCTGCTCGCGGTCTTGGTATAAAATTGACGCATCAGACTCAAGGCCATATTGAGCTATACCTCTCGTTGGTATTGTGTTAGCTAGATAATACCCATAGAATAAGCCATCTCCATTTGGTATACATTGCTTATAGATATCAGGAATACCTGAAAGTAAGCCGTCACACGTAGCTGAGGTTGATACGAATTCTAAGGATGATGGAATTAGTCCCCTAGTTATTAGGCTCGAATCCTGAGAGCTAGTAAGTCCAGGAATACGGCTAGATCTGAAGATTGGTGGATTAAAACCTGACCTATCAAAATATCCCACTAAATTTAGAGCGTTCTTATAGTTTCTTCTTCTAGTTGATTTCCTTATCGTATTAATAATATTTGTTGTGTTAAAAGTAACACCATGATTAGGGTTAGGGACGGTCCCTGTTTGTGGGTCTGGGAGTTCTGGTGCGCTAGAAACTGCATATAGTGAGGCTAGTCTCTGTCTTCCCAAACCACTAAACTCTACCAATCCTTCTAAAATATTAATACCAACAGTTCTCAGGTTATTAGTTTGGGCTGGGTAGTCAGTTGGATCTCTTGAGATCTCTGTGAAGAGATTGCCTGTGGCTAGATAATCACTTGTATCTTCTAAGTATGTGCTAATTATTGCTATTGCGTGAGCAGGCGAAAACTCCTGAGCGGTTCTAGCTGCCATTAATATGGCATACTTAGAGTCCGAGGTAAATTGAATTTTATTAAAATCAAACTCTCCCGCTAAGAAATCTAGTCTGTAGTGTGAGGATTTACCGTTCCATAAGGAAAGATATTCGCTCTTATTCTTATCCGGTAAACTTACGACACGATCCCAATTAGGAGCTAATTCAAGAGATGATGTAAACAATAGCCAAGAGTTATCAATTGCTAAAGTATTTTGATTATCAATAGAGTTAGCTTTTACATAGGCTACTAAAGTTGCCGCAAATTCAGGATTGACGCCAAAACAAACTAGGAGATCTTCGAGAGCATCCAAGAACGGCTTTGTAATATCAGATGTGACGTAATAAGGAATTTCCTCAAATGGAGGGATAGGATGAACTTTACCTCTGTAATTAAATACGAAATTATCTGAGTCTTGTGGGAATGGCTGATTGGCTAGTCTAAAGTTGTTTGGAAATTTCCTGTAAAGATTTAGTAGGATCTTATCAACAGCCGCTCGAATATTATTATCGAAGTTTTTTGTATCGTAATTATCAATCCCTAAACTGTCTGCTACCTCTCTCGTGAATGTAAAAAAGTTCTCGAAATATCTAGACTCAGTCGCCAGAGCATACATGACCAAGAATGGAAGGTAAGATTCCCAGAGTTCTTGAATATAAGAGTCTAGGTCTATTCCTCCTGGGCCAAATAAATTGTCTAAAGCAAGCTGAATACTTTGCTTAGTTCCTGTTCGTTTGTATACAGAAACAGCGTTAGCTAACTGAAGTCTCCACTTATTTTTATCATAGCCTAGCAACTTCCAACCAATCAGGTTTGCGAGTTCAGGGAGATACTCATCTGGGCAGTCTTGGAGATCGTATAGAGTTTTAAGCTGATTAACTTCATCCTGTCTATCAGCAATGGAGAAGGAAAAAGCTTTTATAAGTCGCCAGAAAGCTCCGTTACTTACTAGGTTCTCTGGGGCTTCTGCTGTGGTTGAGTAAAGCTCGAAGCTATCGGCAACGTAGGAATCCAGCTTGTTTAGATATGTTTCTGAGTAAAGGATCTCATTTATTGTTTTTAGTTTATCAAGCTGTTGAGTTCCGCTTACATATTCACCATCGCCACGCTTAAAATCTGTTGGTATATAAGGAAATCTATTCTTCCAAACATACTCTGTTATTGCATTTACTCCTTCAACAATCCCTAGATGCTTGTCTTCATATAGATAGTCACACAAGTAATCAATGACGATGGAGTAAGGTTGAATCCCTGCTATCTCGCTCGTTATCGCTAAAAGATAAAACCAACCTAGAGAGTTGATATAAGAATCTACGCTGTCTTGATCTGAACGGCTATTAATCAGTGTAGGGATTAAATCGGTTTCTAAGTATGTTCTAAATGCTGCTACTGAAGTAAAATCTCGGAAAGACTTGTTTAGTGGGTATAATACTTCTCTCTCAAACTTAAATTTGTCAATATCAGTTATACGATTTTTCTTGTTGAAAAAAGATTCTATTCCCTCAAACGTAGCTAAATTAGAAAATGTAGTCCCAGTAGGTAAGCTTAATATAGAAGGTAGATTTTCTGCTAGTTCTAAGTGAGATTTGATGACCGTATCCAAGACATCGACTTTTTCTCCAAAGGCATTCTTATCCTCCAAGATGTAATATCTTGGGATAAGCGACTCCATTACATCAGAGAAGTTTCTCTTGAAATGGCGTTGTTTCTTAGAAGAAAATCTACTATCTACCATCAGACCCTCACAATATTGATAGTGAAGTTATTTAATTGAATAAATTCATTAAAATCAACCTTTATAGCTCCTTCGTAGTTATCAATAGTAGCAAAAATAACGGAAGGAAGTGAAAAGATTTCTCGTGCTAAATCTTGTGGAACAAATTCTTGACCAAAATCTCTGTTATCAACATTGAAGTAAGAGGTTATGATGGAAGCTACATTTTGCTTAATAACTTCCTCGTTTTCTTTAAGTTCTTTAGAGATTCTAAGAGTAGTAACAATATCAAGGGTTCTAATGAGACCATCAACGACTACAACATCATCAGTAAGCATCTTCTTGGGCTCAATAGCATCAATTAGTTGCTTTTTAAATGATGGACTAGCTTTCTTTAATTGAAGATCATTAGCCTTCTCTAGTATGTAGATATCTATGATATTTGCTGAGGAAAACGCTCTTCGTGTTGCTGCGATAGCTTTTCCCGCTGAGCCATAATTAGATATAAAAGAGTTAGAGAAAGATTGATAATCAAGCATTGTTACTAGTCTATCTTGTCGTCTAAATGCGAGGGGAGCATACCTCTTAGCATGGGCTATCGTCTCAGCATTGCCTCCCCCTGTGGCCTGAGAGACGCTTTCAAGAGTGCCTGCTCTAGGCACACTGCCTACCTCTCCTTGCATTGGCACGTTAATAAAGCTCTTAGGTAGGTTTCCTCTAGTCCCTCCACCAGCCCTGTAGGTAATAACAAATGCGTCTCCGGGACTTGGGGATCTAGATAAAATGTTGTCTCCGAATACTAAAGTGGCTTTGTAGTCATCGTCTGAAATAACTTGGAAGACTTTACTATCTCCACCACTTACATAATAAAGATTTTCAACTTCTGTGTATCTCTCATTGGCTACAAGAACTTCAATAGAACCCTCTACTACAGGAGATATATCTAAAGATATAAACTTAACTCCATTGCCAGCACCGAAGTTACCTTCTTTTCTAATTAAAGCTCCCTCAATTAAAACTAACTTGTTGAAAGTTAATCCATTTATACTATCATCATACGTTAGCGTGATAGATCCATCTGAATTAGAAAAATCTACCATACCGTTTTGGGTTTTATATAAGGTATAAGATAGCTGCTCCCCGTCTTCGGGGGAACTGATAGTTACCACTCTATTATCGGCTGGTATATCAAAAGTCTCGGATTTAGCAATTCTTGCGTCTAAAGTTATCACTGCGCTTGCCACCGCGCTCGTAGGTCCTTTTAGTCTAACGCCAATTAGTTCTAAAAGCTTCTTGACACTGTTTCTATTTCTAGCTGTTCTTAGGAAGTTTTCATTTGCTAAGAAATCAGCTTTCATAGAGGTGACTGTTCCCACGTATGCCATGAGGTCAATTAACATGACCCCAAGATCAGACTCTACAAAGTTATTATAATCTAGTGGATAAACTGCTTGAATATACTTAACTAAATTTAGTCTGATGCTGTCAAAGTCAGCACCTGCGTAATCAATGAGCGTAGACTTATTTATCTGAAAGTCTTTTACGACTTTCATAAAATCAGATTCGACTGTGCCTTTAAATATCATACGTTAACGCTCACTTCAAATGTTGTGTTCTCATCATCCCTAATTTGACAGAAAACTCGAATAACTAAAGTAGGAATTCCGAATCTGCTAGCTTGGTCTGATCGACTAACCTGAACTTTGTTCAATTTTAGGTATGGGATATAAGTTGTTATAGAGTCTACTACTCTATCTTTAGCTTCTATAACTAACTCCTCATCATAAGGTTCAAATAATAAAGACTCTAAATCACATCCGAATCCAGGTAGCATAACTCGCTCTCCTGGCTTAGTGTTTAATAGTTGCTTTAAGTTTGATTTGGCTAATTCAACCTCAACAGCGTTAGTAACATAACCTAACTCAGAGGGTATAAATGGAAATTTAATACCTCTCCTAGTAGAGTAATAAGTTTCTTTAATTGTAGAAGAAATCTTAGAGGAAGGTAAAACTCCTCGAATCGTAGTCTGTTCACTGAGGTTGTTCATATTAGTATTTATTAGTTTTGTTGAATTTCTTTAAATTTGTTAAAGAATCTAGAAGCAAGTTCCTTATACCCATTAATTGTATAGTGAATATTGGGAGGAGGAATAGTTCCTACAGCATCACCTTCTAAATCTACAAGATGAACATTTAAATCAGGATTCTTAGCTACAAGAGCTTGCTGCTCCCTCACTATTCCTATGAAATATGCTCCAGCATCTGTGCTTTGATAATCAAAGACCTCAGGGACAGGTTGTTTCTGCATCTTTGAAGGTAAATGTCCGACTAAGAATGGGAAATCAGGCATATCGGGATTTCCTAAAGCCGCCTTCACTGAAGATTGAATTGTTGGATAAAAAATACTAGAGAAGTAATATCCCCACTCTCTTGCTCTTTGTTCTGGTTTTTCAAACCAATAATTTTGAGAGTTTATTGGATCATCTAGATCCTTTACATACGATCCTTCCGCTTCTCCCTGGAGGAGTAGTAAAGTAACATTTATATCAGCGCCTTCAGTATTGATTTGTTGCAATTGTTCGATAGCTGCTGACATGTCGTTGAGAAAGGTAAACATTAAACCAGATCCTTGGACCTCCGCCGCGAAGTTAGTTGCGGGGTCTAGGTCAGTCCAAGATAGAGTTGCGAAATCTCCAGGAAGGCCACTAACCATAGATGCTGCATTGATTGCATTCTTTACAAAATAAACACTTTCTCCTTTTTGATAATCACTAACTAGCTTACCAAGATCTGAGACCATGCAGTAGTGCCTGTTAGCAAGCGCAGGATTATTTACAAACCTATTTGCGGGTTGTGTAAGGAAATATCTACTAGAGTTATATCCACCGAATCTAGGATCAGGTGTAGGTGTATTGTATCCTAAGGGAGCAAAATTGTAATTAACTAGGTCTAAGCTCTTCCATTCTCCTGCGGTGGCGTCTACGGCGATGGGCATCCAAATCTTAGTAGTTTCTTGCGGTAATTTAAATTCAGCGGAAACTAAGTTTTCAGTTCCTGAAAGATCAGTGGCAAATTCTCCATCAGTGAAGCTTCCATCCATGTTACTTTGACCAAGAGCTAAGAACAGGTTAATTACTGGTTTCTTGTATAGCTCTTTGAACAACACACTTTGAATCTTGTAGTTTTGTTTTGCAGCGTCTTGAGATACAGCTTTGTTGTAGAACTTTATACTTCCTAGATATCCGTTTAAGCCACTTCTCTGTCCTCCAAACTCTCCACCCATGAAGTTTCCGTTGAGAGCATTGCCGTCAGTGTAGCCCCCTCCAACAATCCAAGGAGTAAAGAATGGATAGGTCTTTGGTCCATTCTTGATGGACTTCGGAGCTAAGTTACCGACAGTGTCCTCCGAATACTCAAAACTATTTTCTTTCTTGAATGAAGGAATTTTAATTGTTCTGCCTCTCTCGGTTCCAAACACATTAGATACAGCAGAAGACTCCAAAAGCTCTCCATCTAGGTAGACATTAACTGTGTCATCCTCATAGCTCACTGCCATAGTTAGCTGGCAGTATTCTGCCTTGAGTGTTTGTAAGCTTTTTCCTGTGGCCGTCGTTTTGGTATGTGGGATATACATACCAAACCACTTATTCTGAGTCAGACACCCCGGTCTCATCATGAAAGTGGTTGAGCTAGAATCATAAGAGATCGTAGGAGCTATCACTAAACCATAACCATTAGCAGGGTCTTGCTCCGTAAAGTTATTAGACGGATTTAGTCCTCTAGTCCACCTCTTATCAATAGTAAACCCTACAATCATACCCTTGACATAGTCGGTAGATTCTGTGTAGGGCACAAAATTATAATCTTCTTCACGGGTTCTATTTTGGCTAATTCCTGTATTTTCGTTTGCTAGAATTAGTCGATACAGCGCGGAAGAACTATTATCGCTCCAACCTAACGTTTGGTCTATGTCGGGAATGTAAGCCCAAGTGTCTAAAGAGAAGCCAGACTTTCTATAAGTCCAGTCTTGGAATTCTCTCGTATCTGGTAATTTGAGGTAGCTTCCAAGGGCAGACGGATTATTCCCTGAGTTAACAGTTATTCCTTTCAAGAACGGTGCTGCTAATCCGAAGCCATCGTAAATCTCTTGAGATGTCTTAGCAACCAACTGAGCATTATTATAATCATCGGGAGTAGCGGCATTATTCATTCTAAACTCTAACGACGAAGGTAATACTACGTTAGAGTTTAGGAAGTTATACATGGCAAATAAACCATCAGTGCTAACAACTTCGTCCATGTTGATAGTTGGAGGTCTTGCCTCTGATACATCAGTTGTATCACTAATTATTGCATCAAAGCCCATAGCTGGTATGTATAACTCGTCTATGGTCATGCTTGCGCTCTTAGGACTAACCTTAACGAATTTAGGTTCTAGAGGCATTACTATCCCAGATACACTTTCAGGGTTAATAACCAGTTGCTGTTGATCTGTTAAGGCTAGGGATACGTTGAATCCTTGAAGATAAGAGAAGTCGTTTACAGGGACGGTTCCAGGCGCGAATAGGACAGAACCCCCAAAAATATTTGGGGCTTTTACAGCTATCTCTATTTGCTTTTTTCTCTTATTAATCTTGATTTCATGTTGGGCAGATTCGCTAACTAAGCTCTGCTTCAAGTTAGTTATGATTGCCTCAGACTCTCCTAAACTTTCTAGTTCAGTGATTTGTTTAGATATATCAATCACTCTCTTATCTCTTTGTCCAATCAGAGTCTGTAAGAAGCCGTCCTTATCGTATTGTGGTTGTATTAATTCGCTATCATCAATAATATTGATATCGAATATACTGTTAATCCACTTATTAAAGTTTCTACTTGAGATCTGCTCACCTTTACCTCCAAGATTTGGGTCAAACTCAAACTTCCACTTTTCGGACGCATCTACCAACTGCTGTCTATCTCTAAGCTCGACAAGAACCGGTATTAACCCGTCGTCAGTTTGTGAGTCATAGTAGAGGCCATCAATTGATAAGACGAACTGACCTTCTCGACTTTTCGGTGGACCATAGACTAAACGAATAAGTTCTTCACCTTCGTCTTCAGCATCAGCAATCTCAAAGCTTGTATTTGGGAATAATTCGCTATACTTTGCATTAATCTTAGGCTCTCGTTCAGGATCTAACACTCTTTGAAGTAACTCTTCATTAATAGCGTTTTCTAAGGTTTGAACTTTTTCCTTGAGAGCGACTGCTTCTTCAATACTCTTTACTTGTCTTGCATAGTTAATATCTCTATTTAAAGTTCTCTCTGCCGAGTTTTGGAATGTTGGATTATCAGTAGAATCCATCGCATCCTTAATTTGGTTCAAGCAGTCTTTGATTCCTCTCAACGATGATCCCGCATTTTTAACATTTGCGTAGATATCCCCAGCTACGTCAACTAGTGCTGCTAGTTGAGCTATCCCCGCTACAAGTGATGGATCTAAATTTAGTAGGGAATTATCAGATCTTAAAGAAATAGTTCCTAACTCAGTGATATATTGCTCTATACCAAACTTTTCAGCTAAGTAATTAAAGCCTTCTGTAATTCTTTCTTGAATTTTGGCCTTATATTCTCCAATCATTCTTTGTATCGTTAGTAAGATTGATCCTGGGAGAAGTGCTAGTAGGTCTACTGAGAGGTTCAGGACGCAGGAGGGAAGTCCTAACGAAGCAACGCCTGCTCCATATAAACCAGAGCCTTGGGCTAACAATCCACCAAAAAGTCTAATATCAAAGCTCATGAGGGTAACTCCACTGATGCGTCATAATCTGACAGCTCAAAGTAGGGATGAACTGCCTTTCTAGCCCGTGTTGGAGGAGCAACAGGAGCTAAATCTATTCTTTCTCCATTAATCAAAACACCAGCCCCTAGTTCGATATGTCCATAAGGAGTAGCTATAGGAACATCTACGGCTGTTCTTTCATAAAAAGTAAAATCGTAATTTTGTTCTGTTATTTCATCAACAAATGAAGGTCTAAATTCTGAGTCTCCTTCTTCTAACAAAGCTAAAATATTAGAAGACAACTTAACTGTAGTTCCGGCTGCTATATTTACAGAGGCTTTAGCATGTAAGTTTAAATCGCTTTCTGACTTAACGTTTATAGATCCGCCATGAATGTATATATTATCACTTGGCGCTCGTATAATTATTTTACCATCTGAGGAAATTTGCACTAAACCTTCCTCACCAAGAGCCTTAATCATTACTCGACTTCTGTGAGTTAGTGGCGACCAAGCAGCTTGACCCAACGTCAATTGCATAAACTTATGCCCATCTCCTGCTGTGATATAGATATCCCTAACATCGCTAGAAACTCTAATATTACCATAAGGCTCTGTTACGGAAATAGGTCCTGCCGGAAGGACGGCTGGTTCTAAGTTCACCATACCTACTGATTCGTTTCTGATATTGATGTCTTGTCCATCCTTGACTAACATGCGGATAGAAGACTTTCTAGAAGTTACGCTTACCTTGCCTGCGGTGTTTATTGCGATCTCTCTAGGTGCTATCTTAGGCCCTGCTGTGTATCCATCCTTATACCCAGAACCGATGGTAATACCGTCTCCTTCTTCATTCTGTAAATAAATACCGTAGCAGTTAGGACTATCGTTAAGTAGAAGTTTTTTTCTGTCTCTAGAGATTAGATCAATACCTGTGGAGAACCCGTTGCTCTCATCATAAGCATGGTTAAACCTCATGGTATTCCCCTTACGATCCATCATGACTAATCTGGAGGGTGTGGCTTGAGAGTAAAGTCCTGGTGGGATGTGTCCTTGTTCTACTCGATCTTTGATTATATTTTTACCAGTCTCTACTGTTGATTCTATATCTCTTCTGTGGATAGTGCTCAGATAATAATATTCTGAATCCACCCTTACAAACAAGATCATAGAGTCTACTTCTGGTAGAGCAAAAAATCCTGCCTTCCCTTTTGGACTAAAGTCTCCCCCAAAAGGAGATGTATAATAGACATCTACTATACCTAGATTGTTACCAGCATCTACTGCTAGTGAGCCTCCTTCGGCAAGATCCGAGGTATTTACAACTTGTCCTTTATACATTCTCATTTTAGAATCTCTTAGGTATCTTTTGTCTTTTCCTCTTCGGGTTCTGCGTCAATGGTTGCTTGCTTTTGTAGGACAAAACTACTTTCACAAGTATCTCCCGAAATTTCATGCTTCATCCCTAAAATCTTATAAGAGCCTGATAGTAAATAATCTATTGCATAATCTTCTGTATTTCCTAATAGTTTTGGTCTTCTGGCGAAGAGTATGCACGGATAACCTAACCAAAAGAAATTACTTAGTGAGAAGAAAGGTAAAGTCTTTATCTCTACGGTCATTGGAATTTTATCGACGAACTGTAGAAGGTCATCATACAGTTTTGTTGTTTCTAAAGAGTTTTCAGCTCCCTTAAGTCTGACTTTAGCTCTTGGAACCTCATCCTTTAAAGCGTTGCTTCCTGCCGCTATGTCTCCATATTCTTCAGCTAAGAAACGTCTATAATCATAATCACCAGCGTCTATTACCTCTAATATTTGTTTAACATATGGTGGAAGTTGGTTTTTCTCATCTGGGTCCGACAGGAGTGCTAGGGCCTTCGTTTCTAGCAAGGCATAGTATATTAATTTTAATTTTGTCTCATCTACACCTCTAAATGGTGCTTCTTCTAAAACTTCTCCTCCGATGCCAATGGTGCCAAATTGTTCAGAAACTCCAGGTATCTCTCCCATGAGAACTTTTAAACTTAAGTCTATGTTCTGCTTTCTGTATTTATCTTCATGAGTTAATGGTGTTTGGGACAAGCCTAACTCATGTAAAGTAATGTTTCTAATAAAGGAAATGTAGCCTTGAAAGTCTTCTCCTTCCCTCAATTCAAAATGGCTATGGAAGCTTCTTGTTCTACCTTGAGAATCGCTATACTCTCTCGCTATTTTACTTGAAAGATATCCTAACTTATCTTTATCAGCTAGTTCTTTAGCTACTTCTCTTAACTCTTTGCCAGCTCTCTGCCACGCTCCCTGTCTACCAAGTTCAGCAAATACTAAAAAGGGATTGTTCGGGTCTACTGGACCTGTGGGAGGTGTGTTAGGAGGTCGGACTTCTCCAAAAGAATATTCTCCATAACTCCCGCCTGTCCCGTAGCGATCTGCTATTAGTTCTTCTAGAAGCTCTCTGAATTTAGAATGTCTAATTGCTACATCATTTCTATTTTTTGCTTTTGCTTCATCTCGTAAATCTTTGAGTTTACTTTCTAAGTCATTTATAGTTTCATTAAGTATTTCTATGTCTTTTGTATATTTTGCTAACTCGTCGTAACGTCTGTAGGTTTCATTAATCCCAGCTTTAATCAACGACAAGAAAGCATTGTTCTCAGTTACAGAAACAGATAATACGTTTGGATTAAACATATTATATGTAAAAATTGGGAAATTATCATAGGCAAATGCTCCAGAACTAACCTCCTTGTTAAGAGTGTCTGTTAGTAAGTTTTCTAATAATCTTATGTCTTGTTCTTTTGGGTGAGATCCATATAAATCTCTAGTTCTCCAAGAGGAGTTAAGATAAGCAAAGGAATCCTCGCTTATAGGATAAGTATTATTGGTAACATTTGGGCTAACATTTACATCAAAACTTTCACCATAAAGCATGGCTCTTATTAACTTCTGATTACCTAAAAAGATGATTGGAAGCTCTTCTGATAAGCCTAATACTTTTTTTGCTTTCTCTGAAAAAAGACTTATAAAATTAGAAACAATTACTTTATCTGATTCACGCACTAAAGAGCATGGTGTTTTTGCTTTTCCTGGGAAAAGGTTTTCTAATCCTAGTTTGATGTTTTTTAGTAAGCTAAGTAAAGTATTTTTTACTTCTTCTGCATTTTCAAAGTCTTCTCCTGTCGCTGACTCAAAAAGAATGGTGCAAATGGCCCTATAATAATAAGGCACACGGACTGGGTCTCCTGTTAATTGAATATTTAAATTTTTTCCAACTACTTTTTTAAGCGTATCATAATAAGGAACTAACCGCTGTGCGGTCGCTCTGGCGACTGGGCCTCCGCCATTTTTCATTTTGGTGTAGGGTTCCAAGTTTTTTAACTCCTTGATAAAAAGCGCATACTGTTCTCTCGCGCCTAGATTTTTCTCTCCTCCTTTCACACCTCCATTGTCTACATAATTTCTATGAAAACATAAATTAATAAGATCATCTGATACGATAAAAACATTAGCTTCTTGATTAAATATTGTTCTTAAAAAAGTATTAATAGTTAGTTTAAATAACGAATCTCCGGGATTAAATCCTAATAAATACTTGACTAATAAGTCTGAGTTTTTATTAAAGGAATCATCTTTGTTTGTTAAAGCTAGGTCACCAAAACTTGAACCATAAAAAGACCCGTCTATTGGACCCGTCTTAAAATCTATTTTCGTTAAAATATCATCATCAATTAAATCAGACGATAATGAATCAAAGATATTGTGATATCCAACTCCTACAGTAAAAGTTAATTGTATTGTTTTTGGTTGATTAAAGTCTTGAAATATTTGAGCTCCTAATAAAGTAAAACTGTTAAAACCTGACCAATAGCTCAAATTATCTCCTACACCAAAGGCTATATAAAAAACACCTTTTAAGTTTTCTCTTTTGCCGTTAGTAGCTATAACTCTCTTCTTCAGAGAAGCAAAATATTCTAATTCAAAAGATTTACCTGAATCAATAAATTCTATTACACACTTCGGGGGGCTTCCCTCAGAGTTAGTTCCTAATAGACTAAATTCAAATCTAGTTATTTCTGTATTATCTGTTGTTAGTAAAATAAACTGATCATTACTGAATGAATCTTTAACATCATTCATGAATGTGGACAGAGAAGTATACTTTTTCGACGGATCTGTAAACTGAGAGGCTAGATCAGGATTAGTCGTAATCAGTATATTAGGAACTAAGACTGTAGGATTCATTTTGGAAGTCTAATCCTTTCTCCTATATCGAAGTCTTCAAATACATCATACTTATGAGACGCTAGGCATACTAGCCAATAGTCCTTTGGACTTTTATATAATACATTACCTATTAAATCTGGGCGGTCTTTATATCCTGGTGGGACTACTCCGGGTTTAGTTGATGAATCGAAATTACTCTGGGTGAATACTTTATCAGCTTTTGAATTTCCCACGATGCTAGTAATTTGTTTGCCTCGATGTGTATAAGTATTATAGCCTAATGAATAGTGTTCCATGGTTACCTCTAAAATTCAGTGTCTTGTGGTCTTACTGGAGATATCATTGGGTCTAAGCTTCCTGTCTCCATAATATATTCCCAGCCTGCTACGTTCTCGCCATCTAAAGTTGAAGTTCCTACATCAGGTCCGTAAGGAGCGTAAGAACCAAAATTACCTACACGAAGCTCTTCCATGGTTAAGGATATTTTTAGTTGTCTTGGTAGGAGCGTTTCGACATCATATCCTGCTTTCTCCTCAATAGTTATTTGATATTTTTCTACTACAAATCTCTTATTTTTGTGTAGAGGACCAAAGTTAAGTCTAACAGTTGGAGGAGGACTACGATGATCAGAGGTTCCAATAACCGAGCACCGAATTATATTTGTCCAGAAATAGTAAAGAGCTTTTACTTTGATTGACTCTGGGTTCACAGGAGAGATCCCTTGAAAGTTATAATATTCAGCCTGATAACTTTCTAACACATTTAATATATTAGAAAATAAACCTGGTTTAATGCTTCCTGGTAATGGGTCGAACTCATTGACTGTGGTGTCCTTATAAACTTTAACAAATCTACCTATGTCAGAAGAAGATCCTAGATTATGATACAAGTGTGGAAGAGTTAAGTTGAAATTTAAAGTGACGGATGTCGAGTCAGCTCCTAAAAACGAGTAAAGATTACTATTTCTACCGATTGGCTTATACTTACCTAATCTAGCTTGTTTTGATTCATTTATAGTTGGATTTTCGTAAAAAGGAATTCTAACTTTAAAGGACTTTTTTCTTTGGTTTTTTCTGCTTACTATCTCTGTGCTTGCAACTTCACCAATATCAAATAAGAATTCAATGAAGCCTCGTTCTTGGAGAAATCTATCTTCTATTTCAGGGAAGTATGCCATACGTATTATCTCCTAGCTTGATCTAAAATATCTGGTCTCTTTGTTCTCTTGTCTGAGAGCTTATTGACTCCATCGACTAGATCTCCTAGTTTTTGTAATCTTTGTTGTGCTAGAATATTAGCAGTATCATCGTTATCAGTCTTAGAGATTAAGATTTGGGATCTAATTGTCTGCTGACTTAATTGAGCTAAGAAACTAGCTTGTTTATTTAAAATGTCTTGGCTTCTAGACTCTATGCTTTTATTTTGGTCTTTAGTCTTTTCATCAATACGTTTTACACTTTTCTTGGTTCCCTCACTAGATGTAAGAATCAAAGGTAAGAATGACAGTAATCCAATTACGATTCCGGGCCAACCGCCAAGAAGTCCTAAAAGACCACCTGCCATACTTTTTGTCTTTCCGACCGCGTTTTGAACCGCCATCCCTTGTAGAACTCTAAGTATATTTCCGATGGTAAAGTGTGTCTTCATCAGTTCAACAGGTATTTTCAACAGAGGCATTAGGACTCGAATAGCTTGAGAAAAAGCAATAATCATTGCTCCACCAGCAAGAAACTTATTGACAGAACCAAAAAGACCTAAAAATATGAGCCAGGATTGAGAAATTAAAGCTAAAGGCTCAAGCAACATTTGACCTAAAGCGTTAATAGATTGTATAGCGTCCTGTATTCTAGCCGTTTCTGGGTCTCTAACGTCTACCCCTTGAAGGGCCTGGGAAACCATTCTCATGTTTGCTAAATTTGCCAAACCACCAAAAGGCTCTAAAGCTCCGCCCAATGCAGATTCTGCCGTTCTGGTGTCTCCAAATCTATTTAAATATTCTTCTCCTGTAGCTACTGCCTTCTCAAACGCTGATATGAGAGCTTCAGTTTTCTGTTCTCCGCTAAATTCAGTTCCAGCTAAAACTCTAGTTTCCTCTTCAATACCAAGTAATCCAGCAGGAGCATATCCTTGTAATCCCCCAGAAAATAGTGGTCCTGCTGCTTGTTGCAGCACTCCTGCGGGTAGTAATCTCTGAACTCTACTTTCGATTTCTTTGAATGCTTGAATATTTGCTACTCCACCTGCTCCAAGCATAGTAGCTTTGATGCTTTCTGCAAACTGCGATATGCTCTTCATTAAGGCCGTAGTAGAAGTGTTATAAGTTTTTGCTGAGTCAGCTACTGATTGAGTAAATGTTTCTGTCCCAGCTATGCTCAAATCGAGGACGCCTCTAAGAGACTGAATAGATGTAGCTAATCCTGCTGTATCCTCTCCTAGTAAGTCAGATCTTGCTAGTTGTTCTCCTACAACAGTATAATTATCTTCTAATCCTGTCTGTAAAGCTATAGTAGAAGTCTTTAGTTCAGTTATGGCAGGTATATTATTTAGTAAGCTATTGTTTAATTGGTTAATTGGTGTATCAAAACCAAAACTAAGAGCCGTGTTTTGGAATTGAGCAGTTTCTCCCATTACTTTAGCTAATAGCTGTTTTAATTGTGCAAATAGAGCTACAAGAACGTTTCTATCTGCAAAGAACGGTCTTCCTGGTGGGTTGCCTCCTCCTCCACCGCCTCCACCATTGCCTCCGCCTCCACCATTGCCTCCGCCTCCACCATTGCCTCCGCCTCCACCATTGCCTCCGCCTCCACCGCCTCCACCACCTCCTGATTGTTGCTGTTGTTGCTGGTTTCGTTTCAGTGCTTCCTCGGCAGCTTTCATTTTTTTCTCAGCGGCTTTCTGTGCTGCCTCCGCTGCTTTCAGTGCTGCCTCCGCAGTTTTCTGTGCTGCCTCCGCTGCTTTCTGTATTTTTTTAGCTACTTTAAGATCTTCTTCGGCTTGTTTAAGTTTGGCGGCTTCTGGTGACTGTTTCAGTGCGTCCCCTGAAGTTCCTTGCGCCACTTTTTGGAGGACGGCTTGCTCTGCGGCCTTAACAGCCTCTTCCGCCTTAACAACATCTTTCTTCTTCTCTGAACTAAAGTCTTTAGCATAGTCAAGGTTGTCGCGGGAATCTGTGACCGCGTCCCGGGCCTTCATTACACTCTCTTTGGCTTTTTCTTTCTTTTCATAAAGATCTTCTGGTGGGAGGAAAGGGCCTAATTGTTGCTGATACTGCTGAGAGTCTGCGACTTGATCATTAGCTGTCTGCAAGGTTTGTGAATTATTGTCAGCAGGTGTAGTTGGAGGAGTTTGAGGAGTTGGAGGAGTTGGAGGAGTTGGAGGACTTCCGGCTTGATCATTTGCTATCTGCAAAGTTTCATTGTTTGACGTAATTTTAGAACTCTCAGATTCTCCTGCTCTAGGAACTATCGTTAAAGTATTGTTAAGTTCTTTAAAAAGTTTAGTTAATTCATCTTCTAATAACTTTTGAGTTTTTTTAGCTTCTTTAGGGGATTTATTAAACTCAGACTTAAATAAAGTTTTAAATTCTTGTATAATTCTATTTGGGACAACAAAATCTTTATTTTCACTACTTTGAGCAGATATTTTTTTCTCGAGATCTCTCTGGTCTTTCTGAAAAGCTTTAGATCCGATAGTGTCGGATGGAGCCTCAAAAGCTTTTTCTAGTGCTTTTTGTGCAAGACCAAGTATCTCACTCAGGTCAGAGGAATCCATAGTTGCTTGGCCCTCTGACCCTGTAGTTGAGGGGGTTACGACTTGATCATTAGCTGTCTTCAAGGTTTCTTGATTTTCTGCGGGAGTAGAGGGAGTAGAGGGAGTAGAGGGAGTAGAGGGAGTAGAGGGAGTAGAGGGAGTATTTAATCCATTAGTAGCTGCCTTTAACGTTTCGTTATTGGAGTCTATAGAAGACTTTGAGCCTTCTGAAGGATCATTATTAGGATCGTCTGCCATCAATCTTCCTCAATAAAATCAAGCTTTAAGTTTATTATACTTTGTATATTTTTAACTTTAAATGTCTTAAAATTTTCTTTTCCAAAAAGACTAAAGTTTATTTCTTCTTTGTTATCTTTAGCCTTCTTTTTAAAGTAATCTGAAACAGCATCTTCTAACTGATAAGATTTACCTTGAAGAACTTTATAGTCAGAAGCTTTCCTTCTTTTATATATTCTAGATAACGTAATTTGAGACGAAACTTGAGTTAAGTCTACTACTAGACAAGTAACTAGTAAATTTCTTCTGTTAGAAATGTATAATCCTGTTTCTGTTTTATTTGTAGCAATAACGTAAGCAGTATAGTATCTTCCTAGATACATAAAAGCAAACAACGCACCTACTTTGAGGTAAGTTCTGGGTATGATTGAGCTGACTCTATTTACTTTACCAAGTCTGATAGAGCTGTTGTTCAGTTCTAGCTGAATGGAAATATTTTTCAGATAAGACTTCATTTTTCGACAAAATTTTGCTATAAAATATATTTAAGCTTGAACCATGCTTGAGTGATGCTTGAAGTCTTGTTTGTTCCTTTGGTGTATTTATGTATGATAACGATATTAGGGTTAGCTTACTGGAGTTCTATGAGTTACTAGAGTATACGTTAAGCTTCAAATTCAGAGAGAAGTGGAAGAATCTTTACTCCGAAAGGATGATAAAGTTATTCCAATTTAAGATTTTGCACGCATTCAAAGCGGGAAAACCACTTAAAAAAATAAGTCTTCTTAACTACATGGTTTCTAAGGGCAAGTATAGAAAGGAAGTTATAGAAGACTTTTTTTCTATGATTGATCTAGAACTATATAGACCTTTTATTTCTTAGTCTTTTTTTCTTCGTTAATACAATGAATTACGGTGTTCTGATCGTTGAACTTTGGGCAATAGCCATTCTTATACTCACACCAATTGCAGAACTCGTTCTCCATTGGCAGAAACTCGGGCTTCTTCATTTTACGAATCCTCCAGACCTTGGCGACCTGCCGCTTCTTCCACTCGAAAATTTGGGAGGACGAGAAACGAACACTGACAAAGTTGTTAGTCAGCGGGTAATAGTGAGCGCATGTGATTTTTCCAAATGGAACATCGTATAGCTTGTTGATTGCGTAAGCGTAACCGCGCAATTGGTTGTCGTTAAAAAGTTCTACCTTGGTCTTCTCGCGTTTTGAGGTCTTGTAGTCTATAATGAGGTAGCCACCCTCCGGCCCCTTGACGATCCGGTCGATGACGAACTCATACTGGATGCCTTCGGCGAGTTCGATCTTGCTGTGAAGTTCACAGGAAACTGTTTCACCTTTAATCTGTTCGTTGAACCTCAGGAAGTTATTGATACATTTATCAGTATCCTTCTTCCTCTTCGGAGTGACATTGTATTCCTCCGAAAGCATCTTTGACAGCCGATGCAAGTCTTCTACCTTGGTGTATTTCACACCGTCCTCGAAGATCTTGTGGATGTAGCTACCGTAGTTCAATGGTTCTTCGTTGGCACTCTTGCCCTTAAGTCTCTCATTATATCTATAATGGAATTTTAGAAGACATTGATCTATAATGTCACTTTTACTGTTTGATATTGTGCTAAGGAAGGTCATATGATTTCTCCAAGTCTAATTATAGAATTTTTGAAGAAAAACTTCGAGCCTAATATGAAGTATGTCTCGGGCGGGCGCGAGGCCACAGTGAACTCATTGTTCGCCACAGACTACAAGATGCACATGTCTGTCAACACAGAGACTGGTCTGTGGCAATGCTTCAAATCTGGCAGGCGAGGTAACTTCGTCCAACTAGTTGCAGCAACTCAGCAGACGACATTTGATCGTGCTAGATCCTACGTCCTATTCGAAAGCATCAAGCGTGGTGATGGCGAAGAGCGACCACAGATTGATCCGGGTCAGAAGATCTTCTTCACTCAGAAGGAGTTCAAGGAAGAGTTCGAGTGCAATGTGTTGCACGAGTTTGTAGAGTTAGATAAAGCATGGAAGCTGATTGGAGATTTCGTATTTGACCGCAGGCTAGAGATTACAGCGTTCGATGAGTCTCGCCCTTGGTTTGTTAGCTTCACCGGCAAGTTCGCTGGTCGAGTCTTCATTCCCTACTATTCAGATGATGATAGCATCTTCTTCTTCCAGGCTCGCTCTATCCTCCCGTCAGGCCACCCGAAGTATCTCAATTACAGCGGCCTGAAAGCCTCTGAGGTGCTTTATCCGTTCGATTGGGGTCAGGAGAGGGTCGTGGTCACCGAAGGCCCTGTGGATGCCATCACGCTCCAGCAATGCGGCATCAACGCGACCTGTCTAATGGGCTCGCACGTATCCAAGATCCAAGCACAGCAGCTACGAGCTTTTGGTGGTGCAGTCATCCTATCAATGGACAATGATGAGGTCGGTAAGTTAGCCATGCTCAAGAACTTTGAATACCTCAAGAAGCAGGGTATTCCGTCTAACAGAATCTCGTTCCTCCCGTGCCCACGCGGGAAGGACTGGAATGAGTATTACCAAAAAGAAAGTGCGGAAGCCGTGAAGACCTCCGCACTTTCAAGTCTAAGTGAGTTATACTATCGTCTTTATACTAGTTGAATATACATCAGAGGAGCTACTATGCGCTCCGTGAGCAAGTCGTATTTGAGTGTCAGGGCGTAAACACCTCGCATGTTGCCGAGGTTTCCTGCGGTCATTTCTGCGTGAGTTCTAAGTTGATCTGTGTCCCATGATAAAACAATCGTGTTGTCTGCGGTAAGTCGAATACTCCCTGATGTATCTGTGTAACCTGAAACCTCAACTCGGGAGGGTAGGTTATGGTCATCGTTAAGTTTTTCTATTTTGATCATTGGATCAATGATCACAGCGTCATTGATCAGGTTTTTTATTACATCTGATAAATTGCCGTTTTCTATGGTGAAAGTAGTTGTAATCTTAACGTCTTGCTTAGAGCCTAGTGGGATCTTTTTAGTAATAAGTTGATTATTTGTCTTGATTAAGAGCGGCTCAGTTACCGAAATAAAGGTATTATCGTATAGATTAAATTGGTTAATTATCGTGGTGTAATTCCCGTTACCGAGTCTATCCACGGTCCAAACATCTAGATAAGATCCAACAGTAGATGCAGTAGTAGGTATGGCCGCTGTCCAATCTTCTGAGTATCCTGTAGTCGCTGCATCAAGAACAACCACATACTCCCCAGTGGTTACTCGATAAACACCAGAAGCGTTGACGGTTGGAGAGTAAAGTGATGGATCTAAATAAGCCGCTCCACCACTTGGGGCGAAGTAAGCTTTAGCTAAACCAGAAACTGCACTCGTAACAAGACCATCAGCATCTAATAGAGATGATGGATATGTGTTGGTATTCCTGGAGAATACTATGACATCCTTGATATCTGCGGGGTCATAATATTCTCCATTGTTAATGAAGTATACTTTAATAGCTACTTTATCTGTAGGGCTAGGTCTGTTACCTCTATCGACTAGACTGTATCCGTTCAATTTCATCGTTTTCTCTTTTCCTTTCGTCTGTGAATAATTTAAGGAAAATGACTCGATCAGCTCTAGTCATCCCTCTTACATCGGCATAAGTAAAGCCACAATGCTTTACTAGTATATATGCTTCATATAAGATGATATCTAAGTTAAAGTAACTTATTATCTCATCGTAAAAAAATCTGGGCTTGTAGTGAGATCATTTACCTCCTCAAACCCGCAATGTTCGCATTGGAACAAAAAGTTTGTATTTAGTCCTATTTCGCTACTGCCAAGAGCATTTACAATAGCATGAATATCTTTTCTTGGTAGTTTGTCCATTACTTCAATCTTAACTTTAGTGCTTGAGTTTCCTGCAATGGATACTACAAATCTCCAAAGATTTTGATAAAGTTTTTCTGTTGGCTGCTCTAGCTCTGTTGCTGTTGCTCGACGGACTACAACCTTCTGCTTAATTACTGGAAGTTCTATTTCTCTAGTTTTTTCGAGAGGTTCGTCTGGATAGTTACAAGAGAATGTGTTTAATACATCTACCGTAAAAGAATTTTTCTCGTTGCAAGAATTGCAGAAAATATCAACATCATAATTAGATCCTACAGATAAATTCCTAATTTGTATAATTAAGAAAATTTTATCTTGTTGAATTAGACTTCTAGGATCAATATTCTCTTCTAAGCACCTAGAAATTAGAAGATTAATTGCTTGCGACTTATCTTTTAGAGCTAAAAGAGCTTTCTCATCGTCGAAAGTCATTGCTCTTAAATGAACATACTCACTCTCTAGACCATAAATCTTACCGAGGGAGGGTAATCTAACCTCGGCTCTCTCTACCTCAGGAATACTTCCAAGTATTTGGCTTACAATATCATCTAGATTGGTTTCTTGCGGATTATTAGTCATACTTTCACCTTTATAGCTATAATAGCAGCACTATGCTGCTCAAAATTGGCAAATTAAAGACACAAATTATTACAGATAACACTGAGCTACTAAAAGCCTTGCAGTATCATTATTCGGCTCAGTATCCTGGGGCTAGCTACTCTCGCGCACGCGGGCGAGGGTGGGATGGTAAAAAATACTTTGTTAGCCCCAAAGGAGTATTTAGCACCGGACTCCTAGAAGATGTTTGTTTGTCTCTCACCAAGCTCGGTATCAAGTATGAGTTAGAGTGGTTTGAAGCGGAACCCTGCACAATCTCGCGTGAGACGGTCGAGAATTACGTTCTACGCGACTACCAACAGCAGAGCGTGGACGAGGCTCTCAATCGGAAGCGATTGATTGTGAAGTCTCCTACAGGCTCAGGGAAGACCCTCATCATGGCTCAGATTATCAACAGCTTCCCAGACTCGATGATCACTGTCCTATTCAATAGCAAGCACCTGCTGACCCAGAGCTACGAGTTCTTCAAGTCTTGTGGGATTGAGGATCTAGGGATCAACTTTGGGGAAGGATTCCAACATGGGCGGATCATGCTCTCCACAGTTCAGAGTATTAAAAACATCATTGATCCGTATGTTGCTGAATCTAGAGTGTTAATGGTCGATGAGGTCCACGAGTTCTGTATGGGAAAGGTAACACTGGCAGCAATCAGCAGTTTCCCTCAAGCGGACTTCCGATTTGGGTTCACAGCTACCCCACCGAAGGACAAGTATAAGCTGCTGAACCTCAAGTCAGCTATGGGATCTGTTCACGAGGTTGTATCTGTTCAGGAACTGATCGAGGATGGGAACCTGACCAAGCCCATCATCAAGACGATAAAGTTTGAGTATCCTGAAGAAGAGCTTGAAAATTCTTGGTATGATTCCTATAACGATGTCTACGACAAGTATGTTGTTCAGGACCAACAGAAAGAGAAATACCTTGTAGAAT